TTTTGTCTATCTGTATGTCTCAACCAATCATCGTGTGCTAAAATATCTCCATTTTCATGGGTTTCTGGGTTATTTAATAACATACCTAAAAACAATTGGTCTTCCCAAGTATAACCAGACATATGTGTGTATGTGTTTTTCTTTAACGGTTCTGCTAACGACAACCACTCCTGCATAGAGAACTTCCTCTGTTTTGGTTTACAACCCCACATACCCGTCTGAAATAACATATTGTGTTCTTTAGCGTCTCTCATGGAATGTAGGGTCTCTTTACTACTCAACCATTCCTTTACAGCCTGAGATTCTCTATAGTTTAGACGAGAATCAATATCACGAACAATTACTGCATCATAATCTTCGTCATCTACACCCAAACATCTCCATAAAACACCATTAATATCTGAAGATGTCATATCCTCAATCTGGCATCCCTGTTTTTTAAGAATATCTATTGTTTCTTTTGGAACTGTTTCATCAAAATAAACACGCATATCCCAATCAGGATAATATTTTTCGGCTAATGGTTTATTTAATACAGCATTTTCCACATATCTAGGGTCATCACCATACAAACTAAAAGTAATTAGTCCCTTCATTTTTCCATCTCCGATTTTATAACAACTTTTGCTACTTCATCCCACAATATATCATCAGACATTTTCAGTTTGCAAACTCTTTCATAGTTTTCTTTCACGGCATCTATTTTACTATCATATAGTTCTTTTGTCAAACTATTAATATCAAAATCTTCGGTTAATAATAATATTCCATCTTCATTAAAATATTGACCTATATTTGGACACCCCCAATATACAGGAATCGTGCCGTTTGCAAAGCAATCTGTTATTTTTTCTGTAAAATAATTATTATATACATCATTTTCTATAGTAATAGAGAACATATAATCTTTAATTGCCTCCTCTTTTGGAGGGTGTCCCGATGATGCAACACCATCCGTTCCAACTTTCTTTGAACCAGCAACTCCACCAAAAATATCAATATCGTCTTTTAATTTTTCTGCCGTTTTATGTCTCATTTTATGTCCTTCGGTCATCAATTTAGGTGATGCTAAAAGAGAACATACTTTTGTTTTTTCATGAATTCCAAACTTATTTAATGGTGTCCAAGGAAGATTACTTCCCGACAAAGCAAATCGAAATCTATCATCTAAACCTAATAAATCATCATCACAGGTAAAAATTGCATCAAAATGTTCAAAAAATAAATGTGGGGAGAGTTTTAATGCATTATATAATTCTGGAACTATTGCTCTGGACTCACACATCCATCCAAAACGATATGTATTTTCTTTTCGTTGAATGGTTGGTGCCATCATCATCCCATTGTCTATAAACATTTGTATATAATGTTCGTCATTTGTCCAGTGAAAGAATTTAGGTTTAATTTTAGCACAAGATGAACCATGTTCCAAACTAAATGGTGGGTATAGTGCTTGCATTTTATTTTCTCTTACCATATCTCTATCACCATAACTCAAACCAATACTTACTTTAGATGCATCACTTTCTACTGCACACAACGATGGGGGAAACAGTGTAAATGTGGGTTTAGTTTTATTGTTTTTCGACAATAAAATTAACTGGTGGTGGTCACCCTTTGTGTATTTTCCTACTGATGCCTCTAATTCTTTGCCTTTACAAAGTTCTTTCCACTCCTCTAGAAATGAAATAGATTTTTCGGTATTATTAAAAAACAACAATGCACTATGGGGCGTTTTTAAATCATGTTCTCTTATTGCTAATGCAATATCTGTTTCTATAGAATCAAGTTCGGTTGGTAATTGATTTATTTTACAATCAATATCTATCCAAATAACAGGTTCGTTTAATTTTTTTATACAATCCAATATAAATTGAGGTTTCATTAAACAATTAAGCATATAATTTTCTCTAGAAGGTAATTCTTCTATATGATAATTTGCTTCAAATTCGTCTAATCTAGATTGAAGTTCGTCTTTGCATTTTGTATAATAATCTCCACCATTTCTATCACAGTAAAAACTAATAAATTTTGTTTTCATTTTACATTCCCTGGCGATTGCCATTCGATAAAGTCTTCATCCATACCCATTTTTCTTAACGACTCTTTCTTTGATTCCGAATCTGCTAATCCCATAGTAATAAAAGTATTTTCATTGGTATATCCTGGCCATGTACAATATTCTACACCGACAAATTCAATATTTATGATATTCATAAAACCATTGACAATTCCAAAAAACGGTTCATGGTCAAAGTGGTGCATTTTATCATCTTTAATTCTTTGTGTAGAATCAATCCATGTTTCTATTAATTTTCTTGCATTATCTGTATTGTTAAAATATAAGGGTGATGCTTTTAATCCAGATATATTCGCATTCGATGTAGCAAATGCCGCGTCAACATTCTCCATTTCATCAAAAATATCTAATTTTTTGTGAACATAAGTATCAATATCCAACCAAAGAATTGGTTTTTGTTTTTCATTCAATTTATCTAAGATGTATTTCGGTTTGCTCAAACAATTAGATTGATAATCTCCAAGAGAAGGTTTCTCTTGTATATCATATGTCATGCCCAACTCGTTGCATTCAGTTATTAACCTATCAGCATGGTCACTATAATAGGTTCTGTCATCAACATCACTAAAAAAACTTATCACTTCTGTATTCATAATATAATATTAATTTACTTTCTACTATTTCCTATATGGTATTTTGGTATCAATTCCCAATCATCTTTATCTTTGTATGAAATAATTTTAAGTTTACTCACACTTATCTGGGGTTCTTCATATTCTTCTGGGTCTGGTACATCAACTAGTCCCCATTCAAATAACAACTTTACAATGGTATTTCTTCGTCCAATATCATCTTCACTTAAATTGCTTTCTAGCCTATCAAGTACAAACATTTCCTTAAAATGCATAATAGCATACTGCCCTCTTTTGTGAAGGATGTGACAAGACTGATATAATTTTTTTTCTTTGCGGGATGCGACTCCCATTCTGGTAAGGGTTTCTTGAATTTTTAAAAAGTCATCTTTACTTTTAAGTTCAATCTCAACCCCCAAATCCATAAAAATATCTTCATTTTCCATATATATTCTCTTTATTCATTTATCATAATTAATTTATATTATATATGCCTTTATAAGTTTAACCACCGTGATGTAGGTATTGCTTGATTTCTTCTATTTCTTCTTCGGTTAAAATATCACAAATTTCTTTTGCTTTCGTATTCGAGTATTGAAAATATTCTTTGATGATTTCCAAATTATTGTCGGTCTCTTGTTTCAGCCACTTGCTAAATCGTTTTCGTTTTCGTATAGAAGAAGACAAATAATCAAATTGCATTTTGGTGGAAATTTCATGATATTGGTTCATTAGATTAGAATGTAAAACTGTATCTATAAAATATGACAAACATCTGTTTATAATGAATGAATTATATTGTTTTTCTGCCTGTTCATCCTCTGTATCCATTAAAGGTTTCTTTGAATGATTTATAGCATTTAAATATTCTCCCAATTTCATTACTTAAATTCACACCCCATCATCAATTCTACAACACAAGCAACTAGATTAATTTCTTGGTCTGCCACAAATGCAGATTTGTATTGATATTCTGCCAATATAAGAATTGCTTGTGGAATTGATGAAGAGGTAACCCCCTCATATAATCCATCATATATTTTTCTAAACAATTCCGTTGGAGAGTTATCTAAATTTTCAACTGCCCATTTTCTAGCACCTGTAAAATCTTTATTCTTCATAAAAGAAATTAAATCTTTAACATTGATATCTCCAATTGTACTTAAAATGCCTATATCAATTGACCCTGCAACCGAATATCTTTGCAATTCATTAATCATTCTCCTGAAATCTGGAAAATGTTTCATGATTAATTCTGCAACTACTTTTTCATCATACTCAATTCCTTCTTGCTCTAACAACCACTTTGCTCTATCCATAAATTTAGAAGCAAGTTTTGGTTTTTCCCCTTTTGGAATTGTAAAAGTGATACAGGTACATCGGGAATGAATGGGTTCGATAATTCTATTTTTGTAATTACAAGTTAAAATAAAACGACAGTTATTTGCAAATTCTTCTATAAATCCTCTCAATGCGGGTTGAGTTGATTGTGCATTACTGTAATCAAATTCGTCTAGAATAACCACCTTCTTGTCACCAGACATAGAAACAGTACTTGCAAAATTCCGAATCTTTGTTCGGAGTGTATCGATGTTTCCATCTTCTGAACAATTAATCATTATATAATCTGAACCTAGTTCGTTGCAGAGTGCCTTTGCAATTGTAGTTTTACCACAACCCGCAGTTCCAGAAAGTAATAAATTCTGTGACTCTCCAGATTTAACCATATCTTTAAATGTATTTTTAATGGAATCAGGTAAAATACAATCGTCAATTACTTGTGGTCGATATCTTTCTACCCACAAGTATTCATTTCTATCAGACATTTAATTATCCTTGATATGTTGAATCTGATTCTAATGCAATCCAATAATTCAAATCTAAATTATTATTGGTAAATTGACTTACAATTTTATCAGTAATATTTACATTATAATCACCAGAAATCATTTTTAAATTTTCTACTTTAAAATAGAAGGAAAACTCTGCATTATTTTTATTTTTCCCGACTGTGATAGAAAATGTATTAGTGGTAGAATCGTTCTTATCCAATGCTACTAATTCAATTTCATCATTTGCAGATTTGACGGCAATATCTGGTAATTGAAGAACGGATGCCGCTCTTTGTACTTCTGAAAACTTATCGTTTGTTAATTCAAAATCAACAACACTTTCCGGCATAGTAATTTCTTTATTAACTGTTGTGAGTAATCTTGATTCACAATAAAAATATTTAACCGAAGAACTTCCTTTACCGCTAATTGTTACATATTTTTCTTTAAAATTAAATTCTGGATTTTCAAATAAAGAAATTGTTCCCAAAAACTTATTTAAATCCCAAATACCAAATTCTATCTCAAAAGTTTCTTCCACTGTTGATTTTGCCATTATGTTTTTCATCGGAGAAATGGTTTTAATAACATCTCCTGGTGAAATTAAAATGTTGGAATTTATTGAAGCAAAATTCTTCAATACTCCTAATGTTTCTTTTGATATGTTTGTTGCTGTTGCAGTTGTCATAATATAATCTCCATAAAACTATTGTTCTTTATCCACATAATCTTGATATGCATCCACATCAATCGTACCATTCATTATACCCCGTAAAGCATCTTTGTCAAAATGTCTTTTAGCTTTTTTCTTTTGTTTTTTTCTTCTGCCTCGTGGTTTCATGTCACGAATGTCTTCCGCATCCTCTTGTCTTTTTTTTCTTCCTTTTCCCATTTAAAAATCCTCAATAGAATCCACTAAATTGCCTAATCGATGTTCAATCATATATGATAATATTTTACCTCTACTGCCGCTAATTTCTTTGTTATAATTTTTCATAATATTATCTTCTATCTTTTCTGGAATATGTTTAAAATCGATAAGTACTTCATTTCTGCGCCAATGATTCCAATTATCAATACTGCCAGAAGAAATTTCATTATTTGCTTCTTCAATTATTTTTTTAGTAATTCTTTTTTGTCGTTTGTCCGAACAAATAAACACATCATCATCAGATAAAACATTTGGAACACCATCCGAAGTATCTCCGCGAACAATATGTTCTATAAGAAAATTCTTTGGATTATCACACACCAACATTTCCTTTTTAATAGGACTGTATTGAGAAACAGATGGAAATATTTGCAATTGTTGAAAATCTTTATCACTAGATACTATTAAAATATTTTCAATTTGCCAATAGTGCTTACAAAGAATGGCGATGATATCATCTGCTTCAGCGTTTTGAACAAATAACATTTTATAGGGAAATGTCTCTAATACTTCTTCTCTAATCTTATCCATAAAATTATGAACTTCGTTCCAATCCATATCCGATTTATCTTTTTGTTTCTTTCGATTTGCTTTATAATGTTCAAAAATATCTTTACGCCAAGACCGAGAATCGTTACATATAACCAATTCCCCATACCTATTATGAAATTTCTTCCTATACATTCTATAAGTATTTAATATCATATGACGAAGGAAACTTTCATCAATTTCATTATTGTATTTCATCATGGAAAATAAATTGGCGATAATTACCTGATTATTATCAATCAAAATCATACTTCAATCCATTGTTCGCTGTCATCGTCATCGATATATTTCATAAGAATACCATTAGTTGTATCAAACCACTCATCGCCCGGCTGAGGGTCATGTGGTGGTTCCGTTCCAGTAGAAAATTTAATTGCTCGGTTATCGTCAATTGGTTTCCACCCGAAATCTTCTCCAGAGTCTGGGGTAATTGGTTCTTTTATTGTTTTTGTAGCAACATATGTCTTACCTTTATATGTTACTAAATCATCTTTTTTATATACAACTGGTATTCCGTGAATTGTATATGATTTATATTCACCTACAACATTATAATTCTCATCACCGTTCATTTTTTTACCTTCTTATTTTCATCAAATAAGGTTTGAGTCATACCAACCTTTTGCTTCACAGCAGAAGATTTTGCTTTTTTCTTTTTCGGTGCAGATTTTCTTACATTGTTAACCATTTCACGAAATTTATTCAACCAGATATCAGCGTGCCTCCTCATCCATTCTCTATCGGCATCATTTGTATTTTTCATTATCCAAAAGGTTTTTTCTACAAGGAATTGTGTAATAATTTTCTTTTCATTTCCCTTCGTCCATACAAATACAACACGAACATCCATACCCTTTGGGTTAATTGGTAAATCCTCCGTTCCTAGTTTGTATGTTTTAACGGATAATTGAGAACTAATTATTTCTAAATTAGATTTAATATACGCCTCGTAAGAAATATTAGTTTTACCTTTATACATTTGGTTTCCAGAATATAAATACAGGTTCGTACTTTAAATACTTTCCATTCACTTGACAGTAGTTTTTACATTTAGGTTTACCGTCTTCATCTAACCTATTTTGACCCGGCATCAACTCCATGGCCATCTTCATTGTGTACTTATATATCATACCACAAGATTCTAAAATGTCAATACTATCTTGTTCAATTGGTAGGTATTTCCCACTTATCAACAAATCCGCGACATTCCAAGCCATA